GACGCGATCCATCCACGCGGCCTTGAATGCCTTGAATTCTCGGCCCGTGGTGGTGAACTCCTGCGTCGTGCCGTCCTGCACGGCGATCAGCACAGCACCGAAGTCGATGTCGGTGCCGTGCATCGCGTCGTGCGCAATCGCGTAGGCCGCGAGCTGATGGAAGTAGTCCGTGATGAACTCAAAGCGCTTGGGTTTGACCGACTGCTTGAAGTCCACGATGGCCAGCTTGCCCCGATAGGTTGCCACGAGATCAGTGGTCCCAGCATAACGGCCCGCCAGGTGCACGGACACCTCGGACCCATGCACCGCGTTGATCTCGGGGAAGTACTTGTTGGCCAGCGTGAGCGCCATCAGGTGCCCCTTCATGGCCGCCCAGTCCGTGCCGAACTTCAGCGCCTCGCCTGTCAAGATGGCCTCCAGCGTGGTGTGCATGTTCGTGCCGATGTAGGCCGCCTGCTCTTTCTGCCGTAGGGCTTCTTCGGGCCCGACCCGCTGTGCCCAGGCCTCAAGCTGCGCCTTGTCCTTCGTGCGGTCCAGGATGGTTGTCACCGAGGGGACATGTCCAAATTCCGGCACTTCGTAGACACGTCCGGACGACGTGTCTATTTTTTGGAGTTTTTTGTACTCGAACCGAAATTCCCAGGGGATCAGATGAGCCATTGCTTGATGTCCTCGCCCAGAACCTGGGTCGCGATGTCGATCTTGTTGCGCAGGGCCTTGACGATCTTCTCGTCCACCGTGCCCGGGGCGATCAGATCGATGTAGGTCACGTTCTTCGTCTGGCCGATGCGGTGTGCGCGGTCCTCGGACTGCAGCCGTTTCTCCAGGTCGAAGCTGTTGCTGTAGTAGACCATTGTGGCCGCCGCTGTCAGGGTCAGGCCGTAGCCGCCCGTGCTCGGGTTGCCCACGAAGAAGCGCAGCTCGTCGTTCATGTCCTGGAAGCGGTTGACGATGCGCTGGCGCTCCTCGGCCTCCGTGTCCCCGTAGTAGGTGGCCACGCTGTTCATGCCGTACTCCTTCTGCAGCGCGAGCTTGATGGCCTCGATGTCGTGCCGGTAGTTGGCCCAGATGATCATCTTGCCGTCGGTCTCCTCGACGATGGCCATGAGCTCGTCGATGCGCTTGTTGGGCAGCTCCTTGATCGTGCCGTCGTCGAGCTTGACGTGGCCGCAGACGATCTGGTGCAGCCGCATGAGCTGCGTGAGCGCGTTGACCGTGCTCACCATGCCGCCGTCGATGAGCGCCATGGCCACGGCCTTCATGTCGTTGTAGGCCTTCACCTGCTCGTCTGTCAGATCAACCTCACGCTTGACGTAGAGTTTGTCCGGCAGGTCCAGGCACTCTTCCTTCTTCACACGGAAGCTGAAGCGGTCGAGCTTTTCTTTGAGCTCATCGAGCCGGCGGTAGCCTACGATCTGCTTGAAGCTGTGGCTGGCGAGCTGGCGTTCCACCACCACCGCGTAGCGAGCCTGAAAGGCGTAGTAGCTGCTGATGTTCAGGCAGCCGTCGGACAGGAAGGCGCACTGCTGGTACAGGTCCATCGGGCTCTTGGTGACCGGGGAGCCCGTGGCAATGCGCCTGAACCGCGCACCACGGCCCACTTTCTCGGTGTTCTTGCTGCGGGCCGAGCCTGGCGTCTTGATGGTGGTGCTCTCGTCGATGATCATCATCGCGTCGTGCACGAAGAGAAAGCGCTTGGCAAAGGCCGTGCCCTTGGCCGTGCTGAAGGCCTCGACGTTCATGCACAGAATCTTCAAGTCCTCGGTGGACACGAAGAGGTCATCGAGCGCCTTTGCCTCGGCCTTGCGCGGGCTGGGCGACCAGATGGCCATGCGGTGCACAATGTGCTCAGGCAGGTGCTTGGGGATTTCGGTGTCGTACCAGTTGCGGTACACACCCTTTGGGGCCACCACCAGCACCGCGTTGATCTTGCCCTTGTCGTAGAGCATCGCGGCGTTGTTGATGAGCATGAAGCTCTTGCCCGTGCCCATGTCGGCAAAGAGTGCCGCTACAGGGAAGTCCCAGAAGCGTTGCAGATAGGCCTGCTGATGCAGGAAAGGCTTGTTCTTGAACGGGTAGGTCTCAAGGAATCGGTCCATGTGTTCTCACTTTCTTGAAGGGGGCTTGCGCGGCCCTTGTTGAGAGTGTACACTGGTCACTCATTTCCAGAAAGGAGAAATTCAGTGCCAACTGTGTACGTCGTGTCCGAGACCACGAATCACAACATTGCGAGTGCTTTGGACTACGGCAAGATCGAGACCATTCTGCCGCCTATGGCGCAGATCGCGTTTTCAGTCGTGCCTACAGTACGACGCATCCAGCGCAAGCTGGAGAAGTTTTGCGACGATGACTTCCTGCTGCTCATCGGCGACCCCTCTGCCATAGGTATCACCTGTGCAGTAGCTGCGGCCCGTAACAACGGCCGCTTCAAGTGTCTCAAATGGGACAAGCGCGAAAGGCGCTATATTCCATTGGAGGTTGATCTTTTCAAGAAAGGAGAAAGTGATGAGTCTTACGAATTTATTTGAGAATGATGCTGACGCCCTGCAAGTTTCTGACGAGCAGGTGACAGGTATCTCTGGCCTTGCACGTCGTGCCAAGCTGCTGGAGAAGGAGCTCGCGGACCTGGAGAAAACCCTCTCCGAGAAGAACGAGCAGTACCGTAAGCTGACCGAGCAAACCATACCTGAGGCCATGGCCGAAGCAGGTATGAAGGCGTTCGCGATGGAGGACGGTAGCAGCATCAGTATCAAACCGTTCTATGGGGCCAGCATTCCGAAGGCCCGTCAAGCTGAAGCGTACCAATGGCTGCGCGACAACGGCTTTGACGACATCATCAAGAACACTGTGAGCGTGCGGTTCGGTCGCAAGGAGGACGAACTGTGCTCACGTCTTCTCACGCTTCTGGGCGAGCAAGGCTATCCGGCCGAGCAGACCGAGAAGATTGAGCCCCAGACCCTCAAGGCCTGGGTGAAGGAGCGTATCGAGAAGGGGCAGCCCGTCGATACCGATCTTTTTGGCGTATTCATTGGCCAAAAAGCTGTCATCAAGTCTGTTTAACACGAACCACGAAGAAAGGACCATGAACCATGGCTAAGACTGATATTGCGGAACAAAAGGCCAGCACCGCACTGGCGATCATGAGCGACCTGGAGCAAGACGCCGGTCAAGGTTTCGAGAACATGAGCCAGGAGGACTATGCACTGCCCTTCCTGCGCCTGCTCACGAGTACCAGCCCGGAAGTCGGCGATGTGGATGGTGCCCTCCCCGGCATGATCCTCAACAGCGTCACCGGCGAGCTCTTTGACGGCAAGCGTGGCGTGCAAGTGGTACCTTGCGCGTACATCCGTCAGTACATCGAGTGGGCCCCGCGTGGCCAAGGTAGCGGTGCTCCCGTGCACATCTACCCGGCTACCAGCGACATCCTGTCCCAGACGCATCGCGATCCTGGTGACAACAAGGACTACCTGGACAACGGCAACTACATCGAGAACACCGCCAATCACTACGTGATGGTGATTGACGAGAACGGTGTCCCCAGCCCTGCGCTGATCGTGATGAAGTCCACGCAGCTCAAGAAGAGCCGCAAGTGGAACAGCATGATGCAGTCGGTGAAGATGACAGGCAAGAACGGCCTGTTCACCCCGCCGATGTACAGCCAGATTTACCGTCTGACCACCACGGCCGAGTCCAACGACAAGGGCAAGTGGTTTGGCTGGGAAATCGAGCGTACGGGTCCGGTGGAGTCCAATGACATCTACATGGCCTGCAAACAGTTCGCGCAGTCTGTCAGCGCGGGCGACGTGAAGGTCAAGCACGAGGGTGCGGAGGGGGCCGAGAGCCACGCAGGACCAGCACCGTTCTGAGTTTCGGGGCCGAAAGTGGTTGGGTCACGGATAGTTGAGTCGTTCCAGGTAGCTCCTGGAAGGCAAAACACGGGTACCCGCCCAACCATGAGTAGGCCCCACCTTACAAGAAAGAAGAAATGACAGACATCACGCGGTTCAAGGCGATATTCAGCGGACTCGATATTGCATATGGAACCTACAAGATCGAGGGGTCCAAGGAGAGCGGCAAACAAGCCGGCAAAGCAGTCGTGGTGCGCAAGCCCCCGACGGATGATTTGTGGACCAAGCACCTGGAGGGCATTGATCCCTCGCTTGGCATCATTCCGATTCGGGCGGACAACACGTGCATCTGGGGCTGCATTGACATTGACCAGTACCCGCTGGATCACCAGGGGCTGATCAAGCGCATCCGTGAGATGAACTTGCCGCTGGTGGTATGCCGCAGCAAGAGCGGTGGTGCTCACGTTTTCCTGTTCGTGAGCGAGCCGATACCGGCCGCCAATATGCAGCGTTACCTCAAGGCCTGTGCAGCATTGCTGGGCGAGGCAGGGCGCGAGATTTTTCCCAAGCAGGCCGAGATACTGGTCGAGCGGGGCGACACCGGCAACTTTCTGAACCTGCCGTATTTCGGTGGGGATCAGACTATGCGCTACGCCATCCAAGACGATGGCACGGCAGCGACGCTGGAGGAGTTCTACGAGCTGCACGCAAAGTGGGTGCAGCCGCCTGACATCCAGCCACCGGAAGAACCCAAGAAACCTGATCACCCCATCAAGGACGGCCCACCATGCCTACAGGCTATCTGCGCTCAAGGCGTCCCCGAGGGGACACGCAACAACGCCCTTTTCAACATTGGTATTTTCCTCAAGCGGGCCAAGCCCGCGACCTGGGACAACGAGCTGGCCGAGCACAACGTGAAGTTCGTGCAGCCAATGCTCCCCAACAACGAGCTGCAGGTCATCATCAAGCAGCTCCACAAGAAGGACTACAAGTACAAGTGCAAGGACGCACCGTTGAACAGCTTCTGCAACAGTGGTCTGTGCAGAACCCGCAAATACGGTATCGGTGCTGACGGTCCTGACGCACCACAGCTCTCATCCCTGTCCAAGTACAACAGCGAGCCACCTTTGTGGTTCCTGGACATCAACGGCAAGCGCATCGAGCTCGACACCGAGGCGCTGTACAACCAATCGGCTTTCCAGAAGGCCTGCGTCGAGAAGATCAACGTGCTGCCCCCGACGCTGCGCAAGCAAGACTGGGAGCAACTCCTCAACGCCCTGCTTCGTGAGATGGTCGAGAGTGAGCAGATCACTGAAGCGCCCGAGGACACCAGCCTGACTGGACGCTTCAATGATCTGATGGAAGAGTTCACGACCCACATGCAACAGGCCATGGACCGCGATGAGATTCTCATGGGCCGGCCTTGGGTGAACGAGGACGAGGCCAAGGTCTACTTCCGCATGAAGGACCTGGAGGCGCACCTGATGCGCAACAACTTCAAGGGCCTGACCGCACCGAAGATGGCCCAGCGCATCCGTGAACTGGGTGGCGAGCCCATCAGCCTGTTCCTGAAGAACCGCACCGCACGCTGCTGGCGCATGCCGATGTTTGGCAAGCAGGATTCGCCCTTCGAGACACCGGAGCAGAAGAAAGCAAGGAGCCCATTTTGATCCGTCACACGTCGGGTGAGGCGGTCTGGCGACTGCCGGACGTCGAGACCCCACCAGGCGGCAGCAAGATTTTGCTACTGACGCTGGGCGGCGTGTGCGTGATGGGCACGTGGATGAACGATGCAGGGTTCGTGGCCTGGGCACCGCTGCCCGCGCTCACACCCGAAGTCAAAGAACGACTGAGAGGCACCAAGCAATGAGCATCACAAAAGTGTTCGGGCCACCAGGCTCAGGCAAGACAACCTTCCTGCTCAACGTCGTCGAGATGGAGCTCGCCGACCACGTGCACCCTACCAAGGTCGGCTACTTCTCCTTCACCAAGAAGGCTGCCAACGAGGCGCGCGACCGCGCCGTGGCCAAGTTCCCGCAGCTTCGTCCCGACACCGACTTCCCATGGTTTCGCACGCTGCACAGCCTGGCCTACCGGTGCTTGGGCATCGGCACCAAAGACATGATGACGCCGGAGAACTACCGCGAGTTTGCGCTGGAGGCCGGCATCGAGATCAGCGTCGGCCTGGGCGAGGACGAGTTCATGGTGCAGGCGGACAACCCGATCTTGAACGAGATCAACATCGCACGGATCAAGGGCCTGGACCTGAAGACCCACTACAACCAGTCCGTCATGGAGCTGGAGTGGTTCCACTTCGAGTACGTGGAGCGCGCCTACCGGCACTACAAGCAGTCGCGCAACCTGCTGGACTTCACTGACCTTCTGGAGCAAGTGCTCCTGGAGCCGGACCGCCTGCCCCGGCTCGACGTTCTCATCATTGACGAGGCGCAGGACCTCTCACGTTTGCAATGGAGGCTGGTTGAGCAGTTGGCACTGCGCTCCCAGCGTTCGTTTTTGGCAGGCGACGACGACCAGGCCGTCTACACCTGGGCAGGAGCCGACGTGGACAGCTTCCTGAGCTTCGAAGGCGAGATCAAGGTGTTGGACCAGTCCTACCGCGTGCCGGCCAAGGTGCATGCCCTGGCCAACAACGTGGTGCGCCGCATCCGCAAGCGCCAGCCCAAGGTCTGGAAGGCGCGCGAAGAGACCGGCGTGGTGGAGTACTACAACGATTGGCACCACGTGGACGTCTCCCACGGCGAGTGGCTGGTGCTGGCTGCGGCCAACTACATGCTCACCGACATGCACGACTGGCTCAAGAGCCAGGGCCTCTTGTTCGAGCGCCACGGCCAACGGTCCGTGCCCGAGGCAGTACTCACCGCCGTGCTGGGCTGGGAGCGGCTACGCAAGGGCGGTGAGGTGCCCTTCGAGGTGGTCAAGGCCATCTACAAGTACATGGACACCGACTGCGTCAAGCACGGCCACAAGGGCCTGAAGACGGCCGACCCCGGGGCGCTGTACACCATCGATCTCCTGAAAGAAAAGCACGGACTTCTTTCCACAGAAATCTGGCACGAGGCACTGACCAAGATCGCCGAGGACAAGCGCCACTACATCATCTCGCTGCTGCGCCGGGGCGTGAAGCTCACAGGCAAGGCCCCGATCAAGCTCTCCACGATCCATGGAGCCAAGGGCGGCGAGGCCGACAACGTGTTGCTGCTGGCGGACCTGACGACCAAGTTTGCCAAGGACTACGAGCGCAACTCCGACGACATCAACCGGCTGCTGTACGTGGGCATCACCCGTGCGAAGCAGTCCTTGCACATCGTGCTTCCCAAGAATGAGCAGAAAGGCTTCCGGCTATGAAGCGCGACACACGGACCATGTCCATGTTCCCCCGGGTCTCCGAGTGGGTTCCTCCACAGACTTTCCCCAACTTGTCCACAGCCACGGAGATCGCAATTGACCTCGAAACCTGCGACCCCAACATGGAATCCATGGGCCCTGGTTGGCCACGGCGTGATGGTTACATCGTGGGCTACGCTGTCGCTGTGGATGGTTGGGCCGGTTATTTTCCCGTGGCTCACGGTGGTGGCGGCAATCTTGATCGTGGTGTGGTCGAGCGCTGGCTACGAGGCGTTCTCGCGACGCCGGCAGACAAGATCATGCACAACGCCGCCTACGACCTCGGGTGGCTGCGAGCCTCCGGCTTCGAGGTGAATGGCCGCGTCTTCGACACGATGCTGGCTGCACCCCTACTGGACGAGAACCGCTTCAGCTTCGCCTTGAACAGCCTGGGCTTTGACTACCTCAAAGAGGTGAAGTCGGAGCAGGGTCTTAAGGAGTCCGCCTCGGACTTCGGTGTGCACCCGAAGAAGGAGCTGTGGAAGCTGCCGGCCATGCACGTGGGCGAGTATGCCGAGCAGGACGCGGCGCTCACGCTCAAGCTCTGGCACCACTTCAAGGCCCTGCTGCAGCGCGAGGAGGTGCAATCGATCTTTGAGCTGGAAACCGAGGTGCTGCCGGTGCTGGTGGACATCACGCTCAAGGGCATCCGCTTCAACCGTGCCGAATGTGAGCGCCAGGTGGAGGAGATGCGCCGCAAGGAGCAGGACATCCTCAAGTACATCAAGAACCAGGCCGGCGTGAAGGTGGACATCTGGGCCGCAGCCAGCATCGCGCAGGCCTTCGACAAGCTCTCGATCCAGTACCCACGGACCGCGCAGGGCGCGCCCAGCTTCACCAAGAGCTTCCTGGACACCCACGACCACCCGATGGCCAAGATGATCGTGGAGGCCCGCGAGCTGAACAAGACCCACGGCACGTTCCTGGAGCCCTACCTCAAGCACAGCGCGGCCGATGGGCGCATCCACACCCACTTCAACCAGATGCGCAACGAGGACGGCGGCACGGTCACAGGACGCCTGTCGGCTGCCAATCCCAACCTGCAGCAGGTGCCCGCGCGCCACGAGGTGATCGGGCCGCTGGTGCGGGGCCTGTTCCTGCCGGAGGAGGGCCAGCTTTGGGCGGCAAACGACTTCAGCTCCCAAGAGCCTCGCCTGCTGGTGCACTATGCCACGCTGCTGGACCTGCCGGGGGCGGAAAAGATGGCCCAGGCGTATAGGGATGACCCCAACACCGACTTCCACCAGATGGTCGCGGACATGGCCGGCATTAAGCGCAAGGCTGCCAAGACTATCGGCCTGGGCCTGATGTACGGCATGGGCAAACAGAAGCTCGCCAACAGCCTGGAGCTGCCCCTGGACGAGGCCAGCGAACTGATCGCCACCTTCCACCAGAAAGTCCCGTTCCTGCGCGGCACGGTGGACGCGGTGATGAAGCGCATCGAGCACCCGGCCTCGGGCGGTGCGATCCGCACGCTCCTGGGCCGCAAATGCCGCTTCCCACTGTGGGAGCCGGTGGAGTGGGGCGTGAACAAGGCGCTGCCCTACGAGCAGGCCATCATCGAATACGGCCGACGCATCAAGCGGGCGGGCACCTACAAGGGCCTGAACCGGCTCATCCAGGGCTCGGCCGCCGACCAGACCAAGGCGGGCATGGTGGCGCTGGCCAAGGCCGGATTCGACATCCGGCTGCAGGTGCACGACGAGATCGCGCTGTCGGTCCGGGATCGGGACGAGGCGGTCGAAGCATCACGGATCATGGCCAACGCGGTGACACTGGAAGTGCCATCGCGCGTGGACGTGGAAGTTGGCCCAAGCTGGGGTGAGGCTGCATAATGGAGCTGGGTTTTCAGCAGTTGTCTCCTGTCCCATCAAGGGCTTCGGCCGCGCACGTCGCGGCCGCTTTTTTCGAGACCTAGAAAGGAGAAATCAGTGTCACACGAAGAGCCGGAAGACGGCGAAGAGTTCGTGCCGAAAGAGCGCGAGCCGCAGGGCCCCAAGCGCAAGCGCGGACGCCCGGGCAGGCCGCGCAAGCTCGGTGCAAAGCGCCGCAAAAAGAAGGACCCGCCAGATCGGTTGTCCCCGTCTCAGCGCAAGAAGGCGCGCTGGATCACGGTGACCGTGCCAGCGGACGCCTACGTCAAGCTCAAAGAGATCGCCGCGTTTCGCAAGACGTCGATGTCGCAGACCATCGCTGACATCGTGGAGCCCGTGTTCGACAAGGTGTACGAGGAATCAATGCTGCTGCTTCGCATCGAACAGCGCCGACAGAAAGAAGAGGAAGAACGTGAAGCACAACGCCGAAATAACCCTACCGGTCGAACTCATTTTTGAAGTCTGGCCACCCCTAGAGGTGCGGGGCGAGATGCTTCCGCCCATGGTTGAGATCACAGCGGTCCTGCTCGAAGTCACCGGCCCGGCTGGCAAGCCCCGCAAGGTGGACATCACCAAGGGTATCTCCGAGGACCAGCTACTGCTGTGGGAAGACGAGATCATTGATACCTATGGCCCGGATTCTGAGGAATGAGCGGATCGCCGCTGCAGTAGCCTGGACAAAGGATCGTATCGGGGCCGACGGGATCGGTGAGAACTGCAGCGCAGTGAGCCTGGTGGACGCGCACGACCGCTTCATCGCGGTGTGCGTGTTCTCCTCCTACATCGGTACCAATATCGACATGCACCTGGCTGCCGAGCCTGGCCGACACTGGCTCTCGCGCAGCTACTACAACGCGGTGATGCAGTTGCCTTTCGAGGTGCTGCAAGTATCACGGATCACGGGCCTTATACGAGGCTCCAATCTACGTACCCAGCGCTTTGCAGAGCGCATGGGATTTCAGCACGAGGGCCGCATGCGCAAGGTATTTGCGGATGGGGACGACCTGGTACTGTATGGTTTTTTGCACGAAGAGTATGAACGACACCCCTGGAGAAAGTAATGAAGCTATCGGACAACCTCCGGTACCTCGCAGACTTCCCCAGCCACGCACCGATTGCACCTATTCTGCAGACGGCAGCGGATAAGCTGGACGACAGTCACCTATGGCGAGATGCCTGGATGAGATCAGAAAAAAGAGTTGAGGAGTTGACAAGTGAACTGGAGCGGTTAAGATTGAGGCTCCCAAACAGAAAGGAGAAAGAGTGTGAAGACTGAACCACTACTTCCGTACCCCTGGCCCTTCCCTCAGTGGGATGGTACCCGTTGGGTCATGCCTGCCGAGCTCATGCCCAAGGAGCTGCGCAAGAAGGCCAAGAAGGGGGTTGACCTCGAAGACTACGAGGAGGCCCCGTTTTGAAACCCGATCTCTACAAGAAGCTGGCCGCCTCGGGCCGCTATGTCAACACCGGCAAGGTCCTCATCGGGCTGCAGTACCAACGGCCCCCGCGCCAGCTCGGTCGCGAGGAGGAACGCATGCAGTCGATCCTGATGGGCAAGCGCCCGCACGAGTATGGCTACAGCCCACAGGTGTACGTGTTGTACCTTATCGGCCTGTCGATGCTGGTAGCCGCGATTGCTGAGATGTTCAAGTGAGAAAACGCAGTAAGTATCGGCCCAAGCCCGTGCTGGCCGATCCGCTTGGATTTGTACTGTCTGGTATGCAGCGCTTGCCCCAGTTGAAAGATCAGTTCCTGATGATCCAGATCAAGAACCGCGAAGCATTGGAGCAGGTGCGCACAGGTCGCGCCACGAAAGATGACGTTGACCGATTGATCGCCATGGCCAACATGTCGGAGTCCCTCGCCATTCATGGCAAGGGCAACGACTGGCTCAAGGAGATCAACGAGTCCCAGCACCACCTCCACGCCTTGGCGGAGCGGGGTGTCAGGCTGGGCATGCGGTTCGTGATGAAGGCTGCAGAGTGGGAAGCACTCAAGCTGATCACGGACCTTCACGAGGTGCAGTTGGAAAACAGCACCGTTTACGACATCGAGAAGGCCTACGACTACGTGGAGAAAACAATCCGCGAAGGCAAAGCCAAACTTATCCGCACGAAGGAGCAACCCAATGAGAGCCAAGAAAACAAAAGCTGATCGCATCCGCGAGTACCTGATCAAGAACCCGAACGCTGACGTGACCAAGCTGGCCGAGCGATTCCAGACGGCCAAGCCGGTCATCTACAAGCTGCGCAAAGACCTGCAGGTCAAGCTGCCTGTGGAGCTGCCGCAGGAGGCACCGGTGGAGATGACCTGGACGGCATCGGCCGACGACCACGGGGAGATCGTGGCAACGCTTCGAAAGAACGAAGTAGAAGAGGTTCTGCGTGAGCGAGGGGACCGTTATGGACCCTTTGAGAACCACGCCAAGATCACGCAGATGATCAAGGATGTCATGCGCGCCGAGCCTGGCTGGGACCGCCTGACCTACCCGCAGCGTGAGGCCCTAGAGATGGTGGCACACAAGATCGGCCGCATGCTCAACGGAGACCCTACCTACGAAGACAATGTTGTGGACATTTTAGGTTATACTGATCTCATGCTTAGGTGCATGAGAGGCAAGGATGAGCTCTAGGAAAAAATGGATTAACCCCACAGGAACACGCACGTACTTTGCCTGGAGGAACATGCGTAGTCGATGCTACAACCCGGCGCATCCGTCCTATGCGGAGTACGGCGGGCGGGGTATTTCGGTATGCCAGCGATGGGCCAGCTACGACAACTTCTTCGAGGACATGGGGGAAGTGCCTGCAGGCAGGTCGCTGGATCGAATTAACACCAACGGGAACTACCGGCCATCAAACTGTCGTTGGGCGACCATGGAACAGCAGTTGAACAATCAACGACGGAATGTGGTACTGAAGAAGAACGGCAAAAAGCAGACCGCGTCGCAATGGGCAAGGGAACTAGGAATCACGCCGACAACCTTGTTCAAGCGCCTGGAAAGAATGCCAGCGGAACGCGCTATGCAGGCCGGTCTTTTAAGGCAGTGGAAACACGGCACACGGGCCGGTTACGAATCGCATGGGTGCCGCTGTGACCTGTGCAAAGCCTCTAATGCTGCACGTCATCGTGCGCAACGGGCAAAAAGAAAGGAAAGAAAGTGATGAACTACCAAGACATCCAGGCGCAGGAAAAGTACGCTTCCTACCTGTCCCAGCAGACCGAAACCGAGCGCCGCATGAACATCGGACCGCAGGCACCGCACGGCCTTACCCGAGACCCCGGCCCGCGCGTGGGCTGCGGCATCGAGTTCCAGATGGAGCGCCTGGCCAAGAACGTGGCGGCTATGGAAGAGCGGTTCCACGCCCTGGCTATGAAGCTCGGGCCACTGACGCGGCCGCTGCCAGAACCGGCTGAAGTGTCGAAGGACACGGGCTACTCCACGCCCGCGCAGTCACCAGTGGCGGACCAGGTTGCACGGCTCACGGACCAGATCGAGCGCCTGAACAATGGCATGGCTTACCTGACTGACGGGGTGGACCTATGAGCCGCCTCAACGACCACGCATGGTTGGAGTTCAAGGCCGCAGGCTGGCTCGACGAGGACGGCCGCTTCAAGGACGACATGCAGGAGGCCATCTGCACGCACGTCCTGAAGCTGCTGGAAATCTTCGCCGAGGAAGGTCACAGCGGCACCACCGCACCCTACGCCGCCAACATGTTCAAGACCCTGGCCATGTTCGAACCCATCGCCCCGCTGACAGGCGAGGACTGGGAGTGGACCGAGGTGGGCACTGGCGTCTTCCAGAACAAGCGCTGCAGCCGCGTCTTCAAGCAGGCCGACCGCTTTGATGGCCAGGCCTACGACCTGGAAGGCAAGGTCTTCTACGAGTGGCACGAGCGCGAGCTTGAGCCCGATGAGTCTGGGTACCCAGGCAAGACCCGGTACAAGTCGCACTACACCAGCCGCGACAGCATGGTGCCCATCACCTTTCCCTACAAGCCCATCCACAACTACGTCGAACGTCCATCGGAGGCATCATGAGCGATCTTCTTCCTTTCGCAGTCGGAGCCTGGGTCATCCTGGCCTGGTTCACCCACGTCATCACCTGCCTGAAGACGGCCTCCTGGGGCTTTCTGATCGCAGGCGCGGTGTTCTTCCCTGTCGGCTGCGTGCACGGCACAGGCATCTGGTTCGGGTGGTTCTGATGTTCAAGATGCCTGAGAAGTTCCGAGTCAAGCTCTCCGGCTACCCAGAGGGCGACGCAGGCAACGGGGCCTTCGTGGTCAAGCTCAAGCACAGCCAGGTGGTCTTCGTCCTGGCCAGCGATGGCGCGGGCTGGGAGCACGTGAGTGTGAGCCGCAAGGACCGCTGCCCGACCTGGGAAGAGATGTGCCAGGTGAAGGACCTCTTCTGGGACGACGAGGACGTGGTCATGCAGTTCCACGTGCCGTCCAAGGATCACGTCAACAACCATCCGTACTGCCTGCACCTGTGGCGGCCTGTTGGCCAAAACGTGCTGCGGCCGGATCGCATCATGGTGGGGTTCAAATGACCGTCGTTATCTGGGATCACAAGAACGGATTGCTCGGCGCTGACAAGCAGGCGACACAGAGTGACCTGGTGCGCCGCGTGACCAAAATCCGCCGCATCAACGGCCACCTGTGCGCTGCTGCTGGGGACTGGGACCTGGCGCAGGAGATGTTCCACTGGTTCGAGCAAGGAGCCGAGCCTGGCAAGGAGCCTGCCTGCATGCGCAACAAAGACGACTGGGTGGCCTTCCTGGTCATCACGCCGGACAAGCGTGTGCTGAAGTACGAGAAGAGTCCGTACCCGATGGACTTCACCGAGGCCGCACGCAATGACGGCTGGTACGCCTTCGGTTCTGGTCGCGACTTCGCCATTGGTGCGATGGCCTGCGGCGCGGACATCCACACCGCCCTGGAGATCGTCAGTCGGTACTGCGCTGGCTGCGGCATGGGAGCAGATATTTTGTCTTTGGTCGAATAAAGTACTTGACAGGTACTTCGAGGTATCTGCTAAAATCAACTGCCAACTTAGAAAGGAGAAAGGCATGAACTTCAGTCTCAACATCCATCGGGTGACCGATGTGATCGTCGGCCCCGTCAAAGTGCACGAGGGTACGCACGATACCTACGCCACACGGACCATCGAGATCAAAACACCGGAAGGTGACTTTGAGATTTCGCTGTTCTCTGAGCACGTGAGCGAGGACCACGACGGCGAGCTGCTGCAGGTGAAGTCATGAGCAAGCACACACCCGGGCCGTGGAACCTTTACCCCAACAACGCCAGCGATTGGGTTGTACGAAAGATGTTTCCGGACGGACAGGAGTCGCACGAGATTGCTCGCTGCCAAAGCGGGATGGATAACGCCCGTCTGATCGCAGCCGCGCCTGATCTGCTGGCGGCGCTGAAAATGGCGGTGAGTGCCCTTGAGCGATCAGATTACATCCAGATGGATGGGGACAGCGTTGATGTGATTGACGTCTCTCGCGACGCCATCGCCAAAGCAATGGGAGAAGAGTCATGAGCATGAACACCCCGTTCCACCTGCGCCAACGGGAGTTCAACGCATTCAATGCAGCGAACCCTGAGGTGTGGCAGCACTTCGAGCGCTTTACGATGGAGGCGATCCACGCCGGCCATCGCAAGATCAGCCATTGGCTCATCATCAACCGCATCCGCTGGGAGGTGATGATCACTACCACCGGCTCGGACTACAAGATCAGCAACGACCACATCGCGTTCTACGCGCGCTTGTTCGTGAAGGTGCATCCGCAGTACCGGTTCATCTTCAACCTCAAGCGCATGCGTGACGAGCCCTGGCACGGGGACATGCCGCTATGAGCAAGGCAGACACAGGAGGGCCAGCGTTCCCCCGGCCAGCTTCCCCGGCGCATCAGCACGGAATGCACGACCCGCAAAAGGGCATGACCTTGCGCGACTACTTTGCGGCCAAGGCGATGCAGGGATTTATGGCAAACAAGTCAAATCCTATGCATTACCAACCAGAAACAGATGCTCAATGGGCTTACATGATTGCCGACGCCATGCTGAAAGCGAGGGATCAATGAGCCCGCTGATCCAGGAGATGGTGAGCCTCGAACCCGAAGAGGCCATCAATTACCAGTGGTTCGACATGACCGCTGTTTACCGCCACGAGCAGCACATCAGTGGCGAGCTCCTGGAGCGGCCGCTGCCCTTCCCCAAGACCGCGCTGGTGTGCGGGTACGAGGGCAAGAAGGTGCTGATCCTGGCCAACCGTGTAGGTCCGGTGACCGCTGTGGTGGGCTGGCAGTTTTACGGCAAGTCCTACCAGCCGACCGTGCCGTTCACCTTCATCGTCACCCCCGACGGTGTCAAGGTGCGGCACGAAGACGGCACCCAATTCGACTACCGCACGAGCCCCGCCACAGGCGTGCTGGCCTTCATCTGCGCGTTCCTTGAATCCTTGGACGTGGCCCCCGCCACGGGCTACACGCCCCTGAAGCGCGCGAACTGGGCCAAGAAAATCCGCCAGGGCAAGGTCCCGTCCTACGACTGGACCACGGTGGTGATCGAGCCGCGCCGGCCACGGTCCGAGGACCAAGGTGGCACGCACGCGAGCCCGCGCTGGCACGAGCGCCGTGGGCATTGGCGCACGCTCAAGTCTGGCAAGCAGGTGTGGGTGAAGAACTGCGAGGTCGGGGACAAAACGCGCGGCGCGGTGTTCCACGACTACAAGATCAACGAGAAGGCCTTTGCGCCGGAGGCAGTATGACTTTGCCAGACGACTGGAGATTTCGCACCAACTGGCGCGGCAAGCTGATTCTTCAGCGCCGCGTTCGCACTCTGATCCCTGTGGGGCCTCGCTGCGATTGGGTCTTGAAGTGGCGTGACGCAGACGTGGAAGACCTGCGCGTTCTGTTTGAGGGGGCCAAATGACCAACGATGAAACACCAGTGTTCAGTGTCCACGGGCCACGGATCAGGGTTCGCAGACCACGGACCGTGGTCGCGGCCATGGTGATCTCGCAGGAGGCCTTCATCGAGATCGACAGCAGCACCATGAGCCAG